GTTTATGAGAATGTCGATGTGTAACCTAACGTGTATTGGGTTTAAGTCCGAAGATGCACCGTATGGTTGTGATAGTTATATTTCATGGAGTATTAAGAATAAGATGTCATTTTATCATATTAAGTGTATGCTAGAAGATAATGGTTATAAAGATCACTTGTTTAACGGGGCTATTCTTAAACTAACTGGTGGTGAACCTCTTATTCAGCAAGCTAAACTTCTTAAGTTCATCGATTACTTGAAGCAAGAGTGGGGTTTTGTACCTCGTATTGATTTTGAAACTAATGCAACTATCTATCCTTCAGATCGATGGGTAGATGAGTTTCAAGCTACATTTACTACTTCACCTAAACTAAAGTCAAATGGTGATCCTAAAGGTAAGCGTTATATTGAAGAAGTACTTGATTGGCATACAATGCATAATTCAGGGTTTAAGTTTGTGGTACAAAGTCACCGTGATATGGAAGAAATTATGACTGAGTATGTTGATAAGTTTGATATACCAACTGGTCGTGTTTGGTTGATGCCTTGTGCTGGTAGTCGTGAAGAACATATTAGAGTTGCAGCAGATGTTGCTGAGCTAGCTAAAGAGTATCACTTTAACTTTAGTCCTAGGTTACATTTGCTACTTTGGGATAAAGCACTTAAGGTATGAAATTTTGTAAATCACATGAATGGGTAAAAGTAGATGGGGATATTGCTACTATGGGTATTAGCGATCATGCACAAAATGAGTTAACCGAACTATGTTTTATAGAATTACCATCTGAAGGTAAAACTTTTAAACTCGGTGACCCATTTTGTGTTGTCGAATCTGTGAAATCAGCTAGTGACGTTTATTGTCCGATTTCTGGAGAAATTATTGAAGTAAACAATAATGTAATGGATGACCCAAGTATTGTTAATGCTGATGCTGAAGGTGAAGGTTGGTTTCTTAAAATTAAAATGTCAGCTCCTGAAGAATATGATACTTTATTGAGTAAAGATGAGTATTTATCTCTTGTAAGTTAAAAATTACATATTAAATTAATATATGTCAGATTGGATAGTTCCTAATTTTCATAAAGCCCCTGAAGATTCTTTATTCGACAAAGAATTTGATTATTTCGTAAGTTTAGGTCACCGTTGTTGCGTTGGACAATCTCTAAACTACATGAGAAAATCTTCTTTTCCTTTCGATTGGCAGGTTACAAAGATTGATGTATTACCTAAAATTTTCAAAAATGAGTTTAAAGATTTTTACCCTGATAGTGGGGTAGATTTTGCTCATGTGATTTATTATAATGATGAGAATGATCAGGAAACTGATAAGATTAATGTAGAGGCTACAACTGAAATATATACAAGAAGAAGTAAGCGTTTAGTTAAACTAATTAAAGAGAATAAACGCAGATTACTTTTCGTTAGACACAAATATGTTTGGTATTGGTCTAAGTGGCCTGATCATGATGCACAATATGATGCTAACCCAGTAAGTTATGATTTAGATCAATTATCCCAAGTATCTGATATTTTAACCAATCAATATGGTAATGATAAATTTCATATTCTTTATGTTTATCAAGATATGAGTCAGTTAAAAGATTTTAACTGGGATGAAAAAGGTAATATTGATCAAGAATCTTTTAAATTACCAGATGGTCAAACTCAGATTGAACAAGCTAAAGATTTTACGTATATTGAACAGTTAGGTTTTAAGGATAAACACATTACACCTGTTGTTGTTAAACCTAATAATGTAAGAGTAGAAGGTAATGCAATGTGTAGTTGTATTAACAATTTTATTAACTTAACTGAAGATGTTCAGGACTTTGAATTACCATATGGTTTTGAGAAAAAAGTTTTGAGCAGAAACATAGACATCGAGTGATGCCTGGTATCTTAGTAAAGAATATTAAACAAATTTTAATCTCAGGATCCAAAAAGAATAAAAATCATAATGATTTTTATATTTCCGGGGAATTAGGAGATATTATCTACAGCCTACCTTCTATAAAATATTTAGGAGGTGGTAATTTATACATAGGAGGTCAATTTGATAAATTTCCTAATTATAAAGTTTTAGATAAAAATTTAGTAAACCAATTATCTGAAATTTTACTTCAGCAGCCTTATATAAAAAATGTTTATTTTTCTGAAACTTGTCCTAATAACGTTATTGACTTAAATCAATTTAAAAACAGATTTATTGATTGGAATAATAATAAATTAAATGATAATGAAGTTGATAAATTAAGACGTACAAATATTTCGACTCTTTTTTCAAATTTACTAAAAGTACCAACTACTATCTGCAGTAACAAATGGCTTACAAATAAAATATCACAATCTGAATTTATAGTAGTAAACAGATCATTAAAATATCATAATGAAAAATTTCCATGGACTGAAATAGTTACTAACTTTAAGGAATATATTCGATTTATAGGTCATAAAGATGAATATGATGATTTTTGTAACAAATTTGGCAAAGTAAATTATGTAGAAACGCCTAAATTAATTGACGTCTTTAATATTATTTCTGAATGTGCAGTTTTTATAGGTAATCAATCTTTTTGTTATTCACTAGCTGAAGGTTTAAAAAAGAATTGTATTCAAGAAACTGATACATGGATATCAAACTGTCAATATTTTAGAGATAACAGTTTAATTTTTAAAAATGGTGAAAATTGTAACTTTTCTGATGTTGATTTCTTTTTAAGAAAAAATGGATTTAAAAAATTAAACGAACCTAATACCGTTACTATAAAATCTAATAAAAAGAAAATATTTTATATTGGTCAGTCTGGCACTAGCGGTTATGCTAAAGCAGCTAAAGGTTATATATACGATTTTTATAAACAAGGTCATCATGTTGATTGGTTACCTTTAAAATTTGATCAAAGTGTTGAATGTAGAACAGAATTGGATTTAATCTGTAAAGGTTTACAAATAGAGCATACTGATTTGAAATATGATGAAATCTATTTACATTGTACGCCAGATCTTTGGCCTTCATATAGAGAAGTATATGGAGAAACATTTAAAGATACAAAGGTAATTGGTTATTCGGTTTGGGAAACCGAAACATTACACCATTCATGGGTACCTTTAATTAACGAAAATGTAGATTTGCTTCAGGTACCGTCCGAATATAATAAAAGAGTTTATATTGAAAGCGGTATTACCGTACCAATTGAAATAAAACCTCATTTATTTTTTAAAGAAGAATTACCTAATATAGATGATGTTAATATCGTTTCTATAGATGGTAAAAAATTAGATAATAATAAATTTACATTTTATAATATAAGTGAATTTAATGAAAGAAAAGGTATAATAGATTCTTTAGAAGTTTTTGATAAAGTTTTTAATAACAACAAAGATGTACAATTTTTAATAAAAACTCACTATAAAGATTATACAGAAGAAAATAAAAAATATGTTTTAGATAAATTAAATGAATATATAATAAAACCAAATATTTTTATAATAGTAGAAAAATTATCTCAAAAGGAATTACTATCTTTTCATAGTGTTGGTGATTGCTATTTTAGTATGCATAGAGGTGAAGCTTTTGGATTAGTTCTACATGAAGCTTATAATTATGGTAAAAAAATTGCAACTAATGCATATGGTGGTCAGGAAGACTTTTTAGGTAAAGATTACCCATACTTGATAAATTATAATATTAAAAACGTTAAAAATATGGGTGAATTTAATAAATGGTATGATAGTTTACACCTTTGGGGGGTCCCTTGTAAAAATCATGCAGAGCAAATTTTAAGAAAGGTATATGATGAACGATAAAAATTTTACAGCTGGTTGGGATATAATTGAACAAGATGACACAGGACGTAACTTTAGATGGGGTAGTAAAAATTGTAGTTTATTTTTTGAAAATTTAGACAATAAAAGATTTTTATATTTTAATATAGGTACTGCTAAAAGTAAAAAAATTATAATTTATTACCCTAATGTAGAAAAATACGATATTATTGCAAAAGAATTAATTATCAACCCGGGTTGGCATTATTATAAAATACCTATTAACTTACACGATTTAATACAAGAACAAGATAAAGAATTTGTAGAAAATATATATTTTAATAATATAAGATTTGAATGTATAGATTATATATCTGAAGATAGAGATTTTATTAAAGAGTTAGCTTTTCAAGCTTCAGATTTTTTTATTGACGATGATATAAAATTTAACGTATATAAACCTGAAAAATTAAAGTCAAAATTTATTGACATAATTTATATTTTACATCAAGAAAAACGAACAAGATTGACAATTGAAACTCAAAATAGAAAAGAGTCAGTTGAAATTTATTCAGGTGGAGAAAGATCAGTATCTTATGAGATACATGATGAAGATTTTAATGAAGACTTTGAACTAAAACTTTTATCTACCGGTAATGTTGATGTTAAAAGTATTATTAACAGAGAAAATTATTTTGACTTTTTAGGTTTAGAACAATTAAAAGATGAAGAAAGCGAAAATAATTTAAAAAGAAGTATTCAAGTAGCTAATACAATACCATTAGCTATTCAATGGTTTGTTACATGGAAATGTAATATGAAATGCGGTTATTGTTGGCAAGAGTCAGCTAAATCCATTTATAGAAAACTTAAATCTAGATTTGACATACCTGTTGAACAATGGGCTGAAAAAATTAATAAAATTAGACCTAGAAAAATTTATTTTACAGGGGGTGAACCTTCTTTGTTTAAAGGTTTACCTTTATTGACTAATCTTATAGATAATTATACAAGATTTGATATGACTTCAAATTTTGGTAAAACATTTATTTTAGATGAATGGAAAGATGTCGATTTTTCTAGATGGGATTATTGTGCTTTTAGTATTCACCCTACACAATGGGATCACCCAGATGATTTTTTCAATAAATTAGAAGAATTTTTTACATTAAAAAATGTACATAAAAATAGAATAGGTATTGAAATGGTTTTACACCCTGATAATCTAAAATTAGTTGACCCTCAACGAATTATTGATTTTTCTAACGAACATGGTTTAGTGGACCCACATTTAGATAATTTTGTAGATAGTAATGTTCCTTCTATGGATGGTGATGAAGTATTAGATCAAAAAGAAGTAAAGATAGAAAGTATATCTAACTCTTATAAATTAGAAAACTTAACTGATATAAAAGGAAGAAAACCTACATATTGTGCAGCAGGTATGAGACGTATTAATATAGATTCAGATGGTAATGTTTTTACATGTATGAGTGCAATAGATAGATCGAAATTATTTGATTATTCAGCTATGCCACATTACCAGCCTATAGGTAATATATTTGACGATAATTTTAAATTAAATGAAAGACCCGTTCTTTGTTGGGAATCCTTCCGTTGTAGTGCATGTGATTATGATACATTAGATGTATCATGGTTTCCTTTTAAAGAAAATTTTAATTTTCAATTACCTATTGTAGAATAGTTAAATTAAGTGACAATAAAATTATCAATTCATAATGGTATAGGAGACATTGTAAAATTATTTCCATTTGTACAAACGTTACTGTTAAATGAATATAAAGTAACTATACAAACTTGTGACTATAATCATGATTTTATACGCTATTTTTTTAATGATAAAGTTGAATTAGAAAATTGGAACAATCATTGGTATCATACTCAAGATGAAAGGTTTAATAAAGTAATAAATCTTAATCATTTATATAGATTAAATGATGTATGTACTTGGGGTGATTTTGATAAGTATAAAAACATGGGTATACACCCATTAATTTGTTATGAGTTTTTACGTAATGGTTTTATAAAAAAGAATTTTTTCCCAAAAGAGTTTACCCCTTCTTATCTTTTTGACTTAAAGAAAAAACAAAATGAAAATATAATAATTTTTACTAAATCTACCGCAGGTAATAGAACTCTAAAAGAAAGTTTAGTCGCTGAATTATCAGAAAAATATAAAGATTATAAAAATATAATAATAAATCCTTTATACGATAACAAAAAAGATTTAGCTATAAATATTAATAATGCTAAATTTGTTTTAACTGTCGATACCGGACCTTTACATATTTCAGAAGCATGTAAAACAAAATACCATGCTTTACTTACAGTTAATTCATATAACAAGTTTATGAAATATTATCATTACGGTACTTATTCATATTCAGGCATTGAATGCGGACCTTGTAATTTTCACGGAAACCATTGTTTAGAATATGGTAATAAAAATTATAAATGTCAGGATATGTTTAAATTTGAGGATTTAGTTAAAATTATAGACGAGCAGTTAGATTGATTATTATAGCTTTTTTCTAAAATATATTAATGAAATTTCTTATTACTGGTATTACAGGCTTTGCTGGACCACACTTAGCTAATCTTCTTATTGAAAATGGTCACGAAGTTTTTGGTTTAGTTAGACACTCAAATGGACGAGAAACTGATATCTTAGATGTTGTACCAGACGAACATTTTAAGCAAATTAAATTTGTTTATGGGGATCTTCGTAATTACCTTTCTATTTCAAAAGTTTTTGAAGCAAATAAATTTGACGGGGTATTTCATTTAGCTGCTCAATCTCACCCTCCTACAAGTTTTGTTAACCCTATTGGTACTATGGAAGAGAACGTTATGGGGTCAGCAAATCTTATTCAAGCTATTGAACTTCATAACCCTGAAGCAAAGTTAATGTTTTGTAGTACATCAGAAGTATACGGTAACGTTGGAAGAGATGGTAGAAAGATTCAAACAACAGATCAACTCCTTCCAGCTAACCCGTATGGTGCTAGCAAAGTAGCAACCGATCTTTACTTACAAGAGAGATTTGAGAACAAAGCTATCCGAGGTTTTATTACAAGGGCCTTTTCACATACTGGACCTAGAAGAGGTAAAACGTTCTCCATATCATCCGATGCATATCAAATTGCTCGTATGATGAAAGGTTACCAAGACAAAACCTTACTTGTTGGTAATCTTGAAACTATTAGAGTTGTGATTGATGTAAGAGATTGTGTAAATGCATATTATCTCCTTATGTTAGCTGACGGTTCAGATGGTCAGGTGTATAATGTATGTGGTGAAGAACCTCATAAGATGGGTTATTATACAGATCTTCTTATTAAGTACTCCGGTCTCGATAATGTTGAAAAGAAAATCTACGATAAGTTCTATCGTCCTATTGATATTGATTACCAGCACGGTGATAGTGAATCTATTACAGAACTTACGGGCTGGGCTCCAAAATATAACTTAGACCAAACTATGGAAGACTTACTTCAGTATTGGGTTAACAAAATTGCATAAATATATGCATGAGCCTTTTTAATGATAAGATTAATGAAATCTTAGAAAAGACTGATTTAGATGCTAATGAACTTCGTCCTGGCGATCTTTGTTTAAACACAAACAAAGAATGTGACCATTATGGTAGTAAAGGTAAAGTACTAAAAGTCTTTAAATTAAAAGAACCAAATAATACAATTGGTAAATTTATACGTTATAAAGTATTAAACGATGGACCCACTTACAAAAAAGGTGATGTTTTAGATAAGACTGAAATTCAGCTTAAAAAAGTTAATGAAAATTATGCTGACGGTAAAGTTAAAGGTAAAAGCAGACCCGGAAGAGTTAAAAGATCAGGTGCAAGTTGTAAAGGTTCAGTTACTTCATTAAGAGCAAAAGCTAAAAAAGCTGGTGGTGAAAAAGGTAAGATGTACCATTGGTGTGCTAATATGAAGGGTGGTAAGAAGAAATGAGTTACGAGTCTAAAGTATATCAATTATTAGAAGCTAATACTGCAAAATACTATGCTGAAAAACTTTCCTATGGATTAAAAGACTTAGCTCCAGTAATTAATAGACAAACGATGAACTTTCATTATAATGTTCATTATAAAGGTTACATCAAAAAATTAAACGAAGCTTTAGGTAATAAACCAAAACCACCTATTGTTGAGTTAATTAAAAATATTAAAAAATACGATGATAAAGTTAGAGACAATGCTGGTGGTTACTACAATCACTCACTCTTCTGGAAATACATGCATCCAGGAGGGGCTCCATTTGAAGGTAAATCCGAACTCGGTAAAGCAATTAAAAGCACTTTCGGTTCCTTCAATAACTTTAGGAACGAGTTCGTTGAATCTGGCAAGTCCCAGTTTGGATCAGGGTGGGTATGGTTGGTTAAAAAAGATAATAGGTTGGAAGTAGTACATACACCTAATCAAGATAACCCTCTTATGAGTAATGCTGGTAAACCTATATTAGGTTGCGATGTATGGGAACATGCTTATTATCTTATGAATGGTCCAGAAAGAGGAGAATGGATTAATAACTTCTTTAAGATTGTTCATTGGAATCATTGTAATACTATTTTTATCAGTGATTAAGATTAAATAATTACGTGGATAAGGAATCACACATATTATTTGAAAAATATCAATCTGTTAATGAAGCTAATGGTATAGTACCTTATAATAAAAAAGAGGTAGAAAAAAGAAATAAACTTCAAAAGAGAGAAGATAAAGATGATGATTATAACACTTATTCTAGATCTTTTTCAAGTGATGATACTCCAGAAAATGTACCTCCGGACCCAAGTGTAAATTATACATATGCCGGTCCTGAATCAGGAGAAAAATTCGCAGGTAGAGGTACAGGTGAAAATCCGGAAAGAAAAAAATTACCTCAAGGTCAACAAAGTCTAAAACCACAACCAGCACCACAACCAAAACCTAACACTCAATCTCAATCAGCACCAGCCCTAGCACCACAACCAAAACCTAACATTCAATCTCAATCAGCACCAGCCCCGGCACCTAACGTTAACCAACCATCAACTTTTAAAAATTTCATAAAAGGAGGTAAAAAGGGATTAAAAGGTTTAGGTAAAGCATTAACAATGGGGGCTAAAGCTGTAGACCCATTTAGTAAACAAGGTTTATTAGGAAAAGCTGCTACTGCAGCTAAAAATATAGAAAATTGGGCTAAAACAGGATCGGGATTTGTAGATAATATATACGGTAAAAAGCAAGGTTCAGCTGATGATGCGGTAAAAAAGGGAAATGAACATGAGTTTTTTACTAATATAAGAAATACTTTTAAAAACAATAATAAAACTAAAGCAGCATACGCAGATGCTGTTGCAAATTCAGTTATCCCACCCGGTCAACAACTATCTTTAATACACCCTAAAAATCCAAACAAACCTAAACAATATACCAATATAGAACACTATGCTAATGTAGTTTTAGATCAATTTAAATACTATTTAGTGAACAAAAACTATAGTGAAAACGATTCAGGTAAATACACAGTACAAGCATTTACAACAAGAACAAATACTGATAATAATAAAAATAAAATCATGCTGAAAATTTTAAAAAAACATGGTTTATTGTATGACGCTGTAGCTAAATTTGTACCTTGATATTTTTTAGATATTCCATATAATTTTATATATGGAAGTTAATCTTATTTCTGTTACCGATCCTAAAATTTTTACTGAAGATAACCAAAACAAATCTGAACGTTGGAGTAGGAGATCTTTAAATTCAGAAGAGCTTATTGCTTATTGTGCTCGAGTTTCCAATCCTTCTAATCAAATGAATATGGAGACTGCTCCGCGTTTGTTAAAGTATCTAATCAAACATAAACATTGGTCTCCATTTGAAATGGTAGATATGTGTGTTGAGATTAAGACTAGTAGAGCAATAGCAGCTCAAATTCTTAGACATCGTAGTTTTTCCTTCCAAGAGTTCTCTCAACGTTATAGCTCAGTTACTGAAATAGAACCTATTGAACTGAGGAAACAAGCGGAGACCAACAGACAGAGTAGTGAGCAAGTAATTGACGAACCGGTAATTAATAATGTCGTGCAATATGCAATTGATCACGCTGTACAAACGTATGAGAAGTTGATAAAAGAAGGAGTTGCAAGAGAGCAGGCTCGTTTAGTTCTACCTCTTGCAGCTCAATCGTGTCTTTATATGAAAGGTTCGGTAAGGTCTTGGGTTCATTATATTGATCTTAGAACAAAAGAAGATACTCAAAAAGAACATCGACTTATTGCGGAGAGTATTAAAAATATATTCAATGAGCAGTTTCCAACTGTAGCAGAAGCCCTTGAATGGTAATGAACAAACAATCAGATAACAATACGCAGTTTTCAACAGGAGCCCAACGTGATGATCGTAAGGGTAAACTTCGAATGAGCTTAATGCCTCACACAGCAATGAATAGAATCATGAAAAGATATCTAGACGGTGCTGAAACTTATGGAGAGAATAATTGGCTAAAGGGTCAACCGTTCTCTGTATTGTATGATAGTGCTCATAGACATATGATGCAATTTTGGTCTGGTGATACTAGTGAAGACCATCTTGCAGCTGCAGCTTGGAATATTATGTCTATGATGCAGTTTGAAGGTAAGAGAGAAGATTTAGATGACCGGATTGAGTTTCCTAGATAAATCATAAGTGTTAATATGCGTATAGCTATTTCAGGAACAGCTTGTCAAGGAAAATCGACATTAATTAAAGACTTTCTAAAAGAGTGGAATATGTACACCACTCCTGCAAAAACCTATCGTGACTACCTTACAGAAAACAACTTACCACACAGCAAAGAGACAACGAAGGATACGCAGTGGGACATCCTTAATTTTATGGTCGATACGCTTCAACAATACTCTAAGGGTGATAAAGTTATTTTTGATCGTTGCCCTCTTGATAACATGGTATATTCTCTTTGGGCTCATGAAAAAGATAATAGCGACCTTGATAGCGATTTTATAAAGAAATGCATACCTGTAGTAAGAGAGAGTTTAAGATTTTTAGATGTAATCTTTTTCATACCTATTACTAAAGCTGCACCTATAAAAATTGTCGAAGATGATTTAAGAGATACCGATGAAGAATTTATCACCGAAATTGATAATATTTTTAAAGGTATTGAACGACAATATTTAGAAGGTCAAAAAGCTTCACCTTTTCTACCTAATGAAGAATGTCCTGCAATTGTAGAAGTATTCGGTAATCGTGAACAGCGTTTACATATGATGAGACAATACATTGATGCAGAAGGCGATTTGTTAGGAGAAAATAGTAGCTCTATCTTAGGTGAAGAAGTTCTTGATATGGAACAAATCCTTCGTGATCAACATCGTGAAATGAACAAAGAAAAGGCGCAAGCAGAAGAACTGATGCGCCAAATTCAAAATACAAAAAATAGAAGATGAATTACGTTATAGTATCAACGTCAACGTTTCTTCCAACTGTACCTCTTACTTTAAAATTCATTGTCACCACTACGTTACCTCCAGGAGGATTTAACCTGTTATGATTACCGTTAGCATATATGCTAATTAAATCCCCCGCAACTACATCTCTTATGGTAGCTATACCGTTTGCTAAAGGTACTTTATTGTCGTTTATAAAAACTTCTGTAGGTATAGAAGATGGAGGTGGAGTTATCCCGGCTCTCAAACCAGGTCCCCTGATTAAACCACCGTATCTTGCTATTGTGTTTGCTTGAATGGTCACTATTGCAAAACTTTGAGACGCTACAATTTTCTTAACTGCATTTACCGCAGTACTTGTTGACCCTCTTTGTACATAACTTCTTTCCAGTATTACTTCATTACCTTGATCCATTAGAATGGTAGACCCTTCTGCTGCAGATGGACCAAAAATAGGTATACCATCTTCATTTATTTTAACTACCTCACCCGGTACACCAGGAGCTAATGTAATAAAGTCTGCAAAATCCCCATTATAGTATAATAAACTACCCGGTAGTATATCTTCATTTGTTGGTAGGAATGCTCTAGAACTTAATTGATGAATTGTTGTGTAAGTTGAATCCCAAAGTGCACTTAATTCATTTAAAGTTGAATAAACAGAATATAATTTATCAAAATCTGCCTTTACAGTATTATTGATATAAGCATTTATTGAACATAATGATTGGGTATTCGTTACAACTTGAGCTGATAATGTATCTATCAAAGTTGTAAAGTCGGTGTTTTGCAGACCTATGATAAAATTTTGAAAATCTAATTTATAGATAACACCATTCGATATTGAAAATAAATAATCGCCATCTACAATATCTTGTATTTCTGATATGCTATCAATCGTAATGAAGTTGTCGTTTCCTGTGGACATTTTAAGTATTTAATCTAAAATACAATAATGACCAAAGTTAAAGCAGGTAAAATTATCAGAGTAGATAACAAAGAAAGAAAATTTGGTGCTAATCCCGAATATCTTGCTATTTGGGTAGAAAATCAATCTAATGACGAATTTTGTCTTTTGTTTACTGAAAGAGAATTAAAAGTTGCAAAGGATAGAGCAGATAAAAACAAAGAAGATATACCAAGAAAAGGTTTCTTTACTGATTTGTTTGACTGATGACTAACTTAAATGCATCTGTAATTGTTTTCTATCGTAAAGATAGTGAAGATAGAGAGTTAAATTTAAAAACTCTTTTAAACTTTTACTACAAACATTACGAAAATTTTGAGTTTATAGTTTCTGAACAAAAACATTTAGAAAGTAATATAGACTTCTCTTCTTATGAAAACCTTAAACATATAGTTCTTCCTGATCTGGAAGATACATGGAATAAAATGAAAGGTTATAATGAAGGGGTTAAAGATTCATTTTATGAAAATCTTATCTTTAATGATGTAGATGTAATTTTTGGGCCTGATCATATAAATGAAACTTTAGATATTTTAACAAAAGATAATAAAAAAATTATTTTACCTAACGACGGTCATTTTGTTTGTGTAAAAGAAGGTATAAGAGACAAATTTATTGATAATTTAGATTATGGTTATCTTTGTGATCAAATCGACCCTAATCATTACAATCAAATTAATTTTCAAAACGATAAAATTCATATAGGTCATACAAGTACACCAGGAGGTGGGTTTGTTACTAAGAAAAGAAATATTTTTAACTGTAATGGTTTTAACCCTAACTTCTTAGGTTGGGGATATGAGGATAACGAAACTTTAGCACGTTTTAATAAAATGGGTTATACGGTATGTAGACTTACGGGAGACTTTAAGCCTCTGTTTCATATTAATCATGAGAGTGCTGAAAGAGAAACTAACCCATATTATAAGCAAAACAACAATTTATGTAACTTTGTAGAAAAGATAGATAGTAAACTGCTTTATCTATATAGCAACACTTGGAAAATGTAATGAAGGTTAATATTAGAGATAGAAATTTTGGTCATGATATATCATCTTGCGCTAATACCCCAAGCAAATACATCGAGTGGGTTAGAGACAACGTCCCTGTTAGTGATGTATGTTTTATTACTGATATGTGTCTTGAAGACGTAAAGAAAGCTTCTGGTGTAAAAAGAAAGGTAGCTTGGATATTAGAACCAAGAAGCATTCATCCTCATTCATATGCATGGATTGAAAAAAATAACAAACTGTTTGACTTTGTATTAACCTTTGATCAAAATCTTATTGATAGAGGTGAAAATTATCTTTACTACCCTCATGGTAGATGTTGGATTAAAAATTATGTAGATAAACCTAAAACAAAGATGTGTAGTATCTTTGCTTCAGAAAAAGCAATGACTGAAGGTCACCGTTTACGTCATCAAGTAATTGATTATAACGGTGAACAAATGGATTGTTTTGGTGAATATGTTCTTAATAGACTTGAGAATAAAGAGGACGGTCTTAATGATTATAGATACTCAGTTACAATTGAAAATGCTATCTTACCAGGTTATTGGACTGAAAAATTATTAGATTGTTTTGCTACAAAAACCATACCTATCTACTATGGTGATAAAGATTCAGTAAATAAATTTTTCAACAAAAATGGTATCATTTATTTTAACTCATTAAATGATATTGATCTTGTTCTTAGTAATATGTCAGAAGATGATTACAATATGCGTCTTTCTGCTGTTGAAGAAAATTATAGCAAGGTGGAACAGTTTAGAGTACCAGAAGATTGGATATTCGAAAATTATAAATTTTTATTTGAATGAAAACTATTTTATTAAAAGGAGGTTTGGGTAATCAGCTTTATCAAATAGCTGCAATTAATTCTTATTGTAAAGATAATGATGAAGAGTTCTTTATTGATTATAGTGCAAGATTTGGGTGCGGTCAAGGCAAGCATCCTGTAATGTATAAAGATAATTTTTATAAGAATTTCAATACCGGTAAAATTGAAAAAGATTTTAAACTTTTACAAGAACCACAATTTACATACAACGAAATAGAAAAAACAGATGAAAACATTGTTTACGAAGGTTATTATCAGTCTCCCAAATACTTTGCAAAGTATAGAGATGAGCTTAATGATTGGTTTTGTTTTGATGAAGAAAAATATTCTCCTATAGAAAATAAAATTAATCAATTAAGAGAAAAAACAGGTAAAAAGGTTGTTGGTGTGCATGTTAGAAGAGGTGACTATACTCACAACCCTGACATCCACCCCGCTATTCCTAAAAGCTTTTATGATAAAGCTAAAAACATGTTTAAAGATCATGTATTCATTTATGCTACAGATGATTTTGCTACTGTATCAAAAGAGTTTAAGTTTGATGAAAATAATATCTATGTAAACGGTGAAAGTGAATTAGAAGATTTCTATACTTTAAGTTGCTGTGATTCAATTATAATGGGTAATAGTACTTTTGCTGCTTGGTCAAGTTATCTTGGTAAAAAGAAAGAAAAGGTAATTGCTCCGGTACCTTGGTTTGGACCGAAAGGACCAGAATATAAAGATTTACTAGATGATAATTGGACTATTATAAAAACATGATATCAATTAAATCTACATTCTGTATTTTTTATCAAAAAGATCATGATGATAGAGAACGTAATTTAAATATTCTACTTCATTATCTTTTAAAAAATTATACTGATTTAGAAATTATAGTACTTCAGCAATATATAGATAAAGAGCAAAGAGATAATCTTAAACCTTTACCTATCTTCAGTAATGAAAATATATTTCATCATAGATTATTAGAAGATACTGAGTATTGGAATAAAATGACAGCATATAACTTTGGGTTAAAATATGCTTCATATGATACTATTTTCTTTAATGACGTTGATACTATTTTTAATCCTCAAGATATAGTTAAAGCTTACGATCTTATTAATAACGAAAATAAAATTCTTATTCCTTCTGGTCCTAATTTTATTGATGTAAAGGTACCATTAATAGATAAGTTTAAAGAAACTTTAGACTATAATACCTTTTTGAAAGAGTATCAAAATTTTCACGTTTATGAAAATGATCTTTTCAGACGTAATAACATGGGTGGCCCTGGTGGTGGGCTAGCTGGTAATAAAAACACATTTATTTCAATGAATGGATTTAACCCTAAATTCAAAGGTTGGGGTTTTGAAGATGATGAAACCCGTGAAAGATTTGCTAAGTTTGGTAACCCGGTAAAATTTATCGATGATGGTCATCCTATCTTTCATATGGTACATGAAGGAGCAAAAAGAGGCACCGCAATGTGTAAATACATGGAAACAAATAGACAAGTTTTAGAAGAAATGAGAGCCATGTCTTATGAACAAATAAAGGAGTATAGTTTTTCATGGAAACTGTAATCATATTACAACCAGCTGGTATAGGTGATATTTTTTATTGTTTAAAAATAGTTTACTATATATCATTTTACGACAGTAATATTAAAACAATCGAATGGCCTGTAGTAGATGAATTTTCCTATATTAAAGATTATGTAAAAATTCCAAAACTTAAATTTACTTCATTTAACGATTTTGAAGACCGAGATGATAATAAGCAAATTTTAAATTTAAGAGATGCTGATGTAGGTAAACCGCAATACCTTAACAATACAATGCAAGCTAAGTATGATTTAGCAAATATAGATTCTAGTGATGCATTAGATTATTTTGATTTTTTTAGAAATTATGAAAGAGAAGAAAAATTATACAACGAATTAAATCCTAATAATGAGGAATATATTTTAAGAAGTTGTAATGTAGGTTCCCCTCCTAATTTTTCACCAAGACATATTAATATTGAAACTAATAAAAAAATTATCGATGTAAAAGTATTACCTAACTATAACTTATTTGATTGGTGTAAGGTATTAGAAAATGCATCCGAAATTTATATGGTTGATACTTCGTTTATGTATTTGATGGAAAAACTTGACCTTAAAGCATCCAAATTTAAATTATATAGTAGGTTTAATCCTGCTAACTTTAATGTAATTAAACATATTCCTAAAAATGTAAAATGGGAATTAACTGAATGGTAAAATGGGTAATTTAAGAATTTTTAATTTAAATGAACTAACACAACTTAATAAAGCTTCTGTGTTTATTGAAACCGGTACTTTATATGGAGATGGAATTGTTCAAGCATTAAGATATGACTTTGATAGAATTATATCCATAGAAATAGAACCAACGGTAGCAGAAAAAGCTAGACATAGATTTAGGAATGAATCTAGAGTAGAAATAATTACCGGTCATTCAACTTCTGTATTAGAGGAAATTTTACCTACTATTGATAGTAATATTTTATTTTGGTTAGATGCACATTTTCCTGGTGCAGATGCTGAATTGAAATCATATGATGAAATTAAAAAATTAGATTTTAATTTAAATTTACCTTTAGAAGATGAAATTAATTTAATATCAAAAAGGTTAGGTAAGTATAAAGATGTTTTGATTTGTGATGACTTATGGGTTTATGAATCATTAAAGGATGGAGGAGACAAAAAGAGACCTTCGTTTGATGAGCATTGTAAAGCTCACGGTCATAACATAACTTTAGATGATATTAACCCTGATGGAAAAGATCTTTCAATGTTATATGAAACTTTTGGCAAGACCCACGACTTTAGAAAGGTCTATAGAGATCAAGGATATGTAATAGTATACCCATTATGATAGTACATAACAATTTAGATAAAAATTATTGGGAAGATCCTTTAAGATATTGGGATTTTGAACAATATAAAGATTTGGTTTCTGATGATATTCATGTTTACATTGGATGTGATTGGGACGCAATGAAAAATTCAAATGTAAGTGGTAAAAAGATTTGCTGTCATTTTGAAGAGGTATATGATGATCTTGATGGTACGGAAACTCTTATAGCTCCATATTGTGATGAAATGCTCACTATTAGTAAAACAGCTGCTGAAAAGAAACCTAATAGAAAATATGTTTACTTTCCTTTGAACGAAAAATATTTACCAGAAAAGATTTTAGCTCCATCAGAAAAAATTTATGATGCCTGTTATACTGGTAATCACAATAATACACCCCCGGTACCTGAAATCTTCAACACTTTAGGAGGTATGAGTTACGGTAAGTATGTGTTAGCTTCTTTTTCTAGAGGTACACATACTAATGTTACATATAAACAAAAATTGCAGTTGATAAGCGAGTCCAAGGTAACCGTAACTCATAACTCCACCCGAGCTTATGCTCAGTTAAAGAGTAGATCATTTGAAGCAGCATTTAATAAGAGTTTAATATTATGTTGCGAAAAATTTAGTAACTATATGGAACCTTGGTTTGTAAAGGGTGAACATTTTGTTACTTTTGAGGAAGGTAAATTAAAAGAACGTTTAGACGAAATTTTAAACAACTATGAGTCTTATCATGATATGGTAGAAAAGACTTATGATTTAGCTATTAATAACTATACAGTTAAAAACTTTATTCTAGATTTTATATGTTAAGCATTGTAACAACAACTATTAACGAGCCTACTGAAGCAACTAAAAGGTATGCTAAATTAGCTCTCAATAATGATTGGACTTTTTATGTAGTAGGAGACACTAAAACACCTCATAAGCTTTACGAGGATATGGCTGGTGTTACTTACCTTCACCCAGACTATCAGGAAAAGAAATATAAAGAACTAAGCGATAGTATTGGATGGAGATCTATTCAGAGGAGAAATATTGGTTTTGTTGAAGCTTATAAAGAAAGCAATAATAAAGTTATTGCTACTATTGATGATGATAATATACCATATGATGATTGGGGATCCGATATAAAGGTCAACACAAAAGTAAACGTTAACCATTATAGAGGTAACACTTATGTTTTTGATCCTATTTCACCTACTTCTTATCATGATAAAATTTGGCATAGAGGTTTCCCTTTAGATTATGTACCTGAAAGAAAGAAAGCTATTTTACTTCAAGATAAAGAAGTAGAGGTTAAAGTACAAGCTGATTTTTGGAATGGAGATCCTGATATTGACGCAATGGCAAGACTAACAGTAAAGCCTTATTGCGATTTTAATTCTGAAAAAGGATTGTTCCCTTTTACTAGCGAAAATATTCACCCTTTCAATTCTCAAAATACATTTTTATCTAGAGATGTTATACCTCATTATGCTGTTTGGCCTCATGTAGGTAGAATGGATGATATTTGGGGTGGGTATTACCTTCAAACCAAAATAAAACCTAATCAAGTTATATTTGATAAAGCATCAGTTTATCAAAATAGGAATGAGCAAGATTTAATTACTAATTTAGAAAAAGAAATTATAGGTTATAGAAATACTTTATCGTGGGTGTTAAATTGTTGCACTCTTAATAGTGATTTAATACCAGATGAAACTAAAAAATTCTTAGACATTTATTTTAATGAATTTAGTAAATGATATTCCAATAGGTATAGATGCTCCTTTAAGGATAAATGCTATAATTGAAGTTGAAAAGGATACTAATGCCAAGTATGAGTATGATGAACAATTAGGTATCTTTAAACTTAGCAGATGTCTTTACAGTAGTATGAGATACACCTGTTCATATGGATTTGTCCCTCAAACTTTAGCTTTAGATAATGACCCTCTTGATGTTTGTGTTTATAATAACGTGCCTATCAAAACTGGTACTCTAGTAGAAGTTTATCCAATAGCTGTTTTAGATATGGATGATAATGGTGATAAAGATTATAAGATTATTACAGTACCTGTTTCTCACGTAAAAGATTATCGTTCTCTTAAAGATTTAGACCCACATTGGGTTTCAACTACATTCAATTTCTTTTCTCATTATAAAGACCTAGAAGATAAAGATGTGAAAATTAATGGATGGTTGGGTAAATCTGAAGCAAAAAAAATTATAAATGCCGCTCATAAACGTTGGTCTTCTTTGCAGAGGTGATATAATAACTATATGTTTAATGTAGAAAAATATGACGGTAATCTTCTTCATAGCAGATTTGCATATAAGTTTTTCAAAGATAAAGTATTACCTATTGGTAATCTAATATCATTTAGAGCTCCTATGGAAGTACTTGCTGATGGAATGATCGATCAGGAAGATGTAGATAAGCAAGAATTTATCTGGAGTGATGACTCAATTAACTTTCTATGGGAGATTCCTATCCTAGACAACCCTTTCGGTGCAGTAGCATATCAAAGACTATTCAATACTTGTATTGCTAATATTCTAGCTAAGCCTGAATATCTAAATTGCCCTATCTATATGGATGGTGATGATATTATGGTACAGAAAGAATTCACTCAAGGCGGTGTAAAGCAGCAAGAAGGTAAAGTGAGTGTTAGTATTACATATGTTAAAGATGGCGTTGCCCTTGGTCATACCGGTATCAATGTGGTAGCTGGTAAGAAAGCTCCTGCGTTTGCATTTAGTACTAATTTTACTAATGAGCAAGTGAATAATTTCTGTAGTGAAGTAAACAAAGCATTCTATGAGTTGAATGATGATATGTTCGTTGCTACGTCTAAAGTTATCATTAAGTAATTGTAATGCTCAATATCTTTGAAATTCTAAATGATATAATTGTTACTAAGAAAGGTAACCTTTTGGATAACGTTGAGGATGAAGATCAGTTTCTTCCTTATATTGTTTGTAGATGGTTGAGTATGTATTCTCCTGAATATGCTCAGATTATAAATGAAACTACTAACAAACATTATAACGTATTTGATACGAAAAGAGAATGGTATGATTACCTGATTAAAATATTACCAAAAGGTTCACCTGGACGTATTCATTATATCAAGAAAGAGAAAAGAAAGGATATCAATAACTTCGATGAGATAGTAAAGTTTCTAGCTAAACGGTTTGAAATATCTAGACGTGAAGTAGAACAATATCTCGACTCAGGTAAAATAGATGTAACTAAAATTAAATCAGCATTGAAATAATATGTAAGGCTAATAAGTCTTTACATGTCTCAGGCAGAAAAAAGTATTGACTTATTAGCTCCTAAAAAGAGTTTAATTGACTTATCAGACCCCACTCAAGGATTTGATTCAACCTTGATGGGGTATTCCCTTTCTACATTGATGGAAGATGTTATCCTTGTTCGTTATGTTGACTCTAACGAAGACGGTACAGCTATCCTTCGTAACGGTATTATGATTCCAATTAACGCTGATACTAAAGCATGGCGTATTGGAGAAGTATTACTTAAAGGTACTAAATGTGAATATGTTAATGTTGGTGACCATGTTATGTTTCCAAACAATCTTGGCATTCCTATTAATAACATCGACGTAGACGGTATTGGTAAGGTAAAGAAAGGGTTGTTCTTAAACGAAGCTAGAATTTTCGGCATTGTAAAGCCTAATGAAGGTTAGTAGAGGACAACTTATAAACATTCTTAAAAACAATGTCTGTGAAGTAAAATTTGCAAGACGTGTTATTAAGACTGGTGCACCTCCTACACGTCGTATGTTGTGTACAAATAGTTTTACTCTCTTGAATAGCGAGAACGGTAGGTTAACTCTAAACTATAGACCTACCACTCGTTTACCTGATTATGACCCAACTATAAAAAATTTAATTATTGTATGGGATATATTCATGCAAAATTATAGACAAATTAATTGTACTAATGGTGTAGAATTAATTAGAACGATTCCTGCTAATGAGGAATTTTGGAAATATTTTACTGAAAACCTACAAACTTTAACACCACAAGAAAAACTAAATTTTCAAAATACATGATTGTTAAAGTTATAGATGAAATAGAAAATAATTTTAAAGATTTTTTTCTTAATAATGTTAATTTTGTAATTAATGAAAAAATTATTAAGAAAGGCAAACTTATTAATCTATCAGTAAAGGATTTTTTTATTATATTTCAATTAGAAATACCTAAAGGTGGTATTAAAACTTTTGAGATACCTTACCCCTTTGGAATTGAAAATAAAAAGTCGTTTGTTAATTTTGATTACAGGCTTTGTACGTTAACTCAAAACGATACTTATAAATTTGTTAAAGCAAGAAATTTTAAACCAAAAAAGAACTCAAAATTTTATGATGTTCAAATGATAATGAAAATAGTATGAGAATATTTTTCAGCGTATTTACTGGAGTGATTTATGAACTAGAAGAAGAGTTTACCAACAACTTAGATTGTGGTCAACTTGAGATAACTAATCACCCAAAAAGTAATTGTAAAAAATGTTATGGTAAAGGCCACACACATAAAAATATAAAAACAGACCACTACACGTTGTGCAATTGTACAATGAAAGAAGCTACCCCATCTATGTTAAAGATTATGTCAGAACACCAAGTAGAAGATGTTACTCTTCATACTAAAAAATCTGACTTTGATTCTATAGTCGATGACATATACTCATGATATATGTTTAGTAAATATTTGAGTAAATTTCCGTATGGTTATAATCCATCAGAGGCTCAAGTCAAACTTATCAAAGAAATCGAAAAAGCTTTCAATGATGGCTATAGGTTTGTTATTGCTTCTGCCCCTACCGGTACTGGTAAGAGTTTTGTACCTAGAACTTTAGGTAATGTCAGTGCTAGACCGACTAAAGAATTTCGTTCGTTAGTTGAATCATACGATGCTTATGCTCAAGATTTTGCAGGTAATTTTGTTAATGAGGCAGAGTGTTTAGCTGAACCTTCATTTGGTACATTTGCATTAACTATTACTAAACAGCTTCAAGACCAGTATAAGAAACTATTTGATGATATTGATACTCTAAAAGGTAAACAAAACTATCTTTGTGATATAGATGATTCATTTGATGTAGATACTGCGCCTTGTACATACACTAAGAATCTTAAAAACCAATGCTGGGCTAAAGGTTGTTGTAATTATTACACAAATCGTAATCATGCCCTTACTAGTCAGTTTTCAGTTCTTAACTATAAGATGTTTTTGAGTTTACCTGGACATGTTAAACGTAAAAACTTTTTAGTGTGTGATGAGGCATCTGAATTAGAAGAAGAACTAGTGAGACGATTTAGTGCACATATTGATTACACACGTCTTAATCTCAATAATGTTGAGCATTCGGTTCTTAAGTCAGATAAGTATGATGTTCAATATAGATGGCTTACTAATCTTATTTTCAATATTACGGAGACGATTGAATCCCTTACGGGTAAGAATAACAATAAGATTATAACAATATCACAACCAGAAGCAGCTAGACTTAAGTATCTACGTAATCTACATGGTAATCTATCAACGGTAGAACAAACTTGGCATAAATGTGAGTATATTGTCGATTTCACTAAGAATGGTGTTAGTTTCACTCCATTGAAAGTTAATAATCTAGCTAGTAGTTTGTTTGATTACGGTGATAATATATTGCTAATGTCGGCCACTATAACTGATCATGTATCGTATGCTAAAACATTAGGTATTAAACGTTACAAATATATAGAGACACCATCAGCATTTGACCCTGCTAAATCTCCTATCTATCTAATGACTAAACCTGAGTTGAACTATAGTAACTTAGAGCAAAATTTACCTAAGATAGCTAGATATTGTCAAGCATTAAGTGATAATCATCCAGATGAGAAAGGTATCATACATACTCATTCGTTAGATATATGTAGATATCTACAAAAGAAACTTAAAGGTGATAGGTTTCTATTTAGAGAAGAAGCAGCTAATAATGAAAAGATATTAGAAGAGCATTTTTCTACCGATAAACCCACCGTATTAGTATCACCATCGTTAACGTTTGGTACGGATTTGAATGGCGATAAAGGTAGATTTCAAATTATTGTTAAAACTCCATTTCCACCTCTTGGTAATAAACGTATTAAGAAGATGGCTGATTTAGATCCTGAATGGTATCAGCAAAAAACATTAAGTGCATTTATTCAGACTACCGGTAGATGCACTAGATCTAAAGCAGATTACTCGGTTACATATGTAATTGATGGTAAAGCACGCAAATTATTGCTAAAGAATAAGGATAAACTACCAGAACATTTTATTGAGCGGTTGAAATGAATAAATATTTTGAATGCGTTGGAAGTCGACATACTTTGAAATACAAGATCTTATTATTCAATTTGCTAATGCTTTTGATAGTATAGTTATTGGTAGATACAATAAGAATAGAGAGCAAAAAGATAGGATTTTTGTAAGATACTTATACGCTCCTAAACAGCGCGTTCTTTATGATATAGTCAATAAAGCTAAAACTATTGCTTTACCGGTAGTTGCTATCAACGTAGCAGGTATTTCTAGAGATAATGATAGAGTTTTTAACAAGTTACCCGATGTTAACGGTTTCTATTATAGTAATGATCAATATTCTAACAAATATAATGCTCCTACCCCGGTAAACATTACAGTTAATTTTTCTGTTATAACAAGATATCAATTAGATATGGACCAAATCTTATCTAATTTTATACCTTACAACAACCCCTATATTATAATAAGCTGGCCAGTACCAGCAGGATTAGGTGCATTATCTGAAATGCAAGAAATAAGAAGTGAAGTACTTTGGGATGGTAATATTAATATGTCTTACCCAACTGAATTACAAGCTTCAGATAAAGCAAGAGTTACCGCTGATACAACATTCACTATTAAAGGTTGGATATTTCCTGCTGCTCAAAATGATGTAAGTAACATTTACAGAGTTGATGCTAATTTCTATGCTGTTAGTGGTACTGAAAATACAGGCACGGTACTTACTTTAGACAATTACCCAACATTAAGAACTCAATTATCAGGGTTATCTGCAATAACCGAAACAGTAACAGTTTCTGCTTCAGAGCAAGAAATAGAATCATTTATATTTTCACAATAATGAAGAGATTTGGACAAAAACTATTAATTAGAGAAAACCAAATAAACAAACTGATTTACAGTGAGTATCAAAAATCGTTTGTTTTTAAAATACCTTTTACTAGAGGGGGTGTAGGTAATAGCTTAGGAAAAGCTTCAACTTATCAGGTTTATTTGAGCAGCTCTAACCCATCTTCATTTATCCCCAACTCTCTCTCAACAGTTAATTTAAGTAGTGTACCTTATTACTCTAATATACCATCACTTTCTTCTACTTACCCTGCATTTAGTGCGTACAATGCTTTAGATTTAGGTTGTGACGTATTTTTTGATTATACATCAAATACAGTTCAAGTAGGTCTTGGAGCTTTATCTGGTATTGCAACTGGAGAGTTCAAGTTTTTGATTACCAGCCCTGGTGGTTATAATGTATTTCCGTCAGTTAATAGTGATTACCCTTTTTATATTCAATCT